TGCCGCTGGTACCGAGTGCCGCCATTCATGGTCGGCCATACCGAGAAGTCGACGAGCTGGGGCACCGGCCTCGAGCAGCAGATGATCGGCTTCCTGACCTTTTCGCTTCGGCCGTACCTCACGCGGATCGAACAGGCGATCAAGAAGCAGATCATCCCGCCGGCGGAGCGCTCGACGATCTTCGCCGAGTTCAACCTCGAGGGACTTCTTCGCGCCGATAGTGCAGGTCGCGCAGCACTCTATGCAACATTCGCGCAGAACGGCATCTCGACCCGGAACGAGATCCGAGCCCGCGAGAACCTCGCTGATGTTGAGGGCGGCGACGTCCTCACGGTGCAGTCCAACCTTCTGCCGCTCGATCAGCTCGGGCAGGCGGCCACCGCCACGTCTGAAGGTGCGCGGCAAGCCCTTCTGACCTGGTTAGATCCCGCCGGAAAGGACCCTGTTCAATGAACCTAGATGATCCGACCGCCGCTGGCGACGTCCTGGTGAAGGCGTCGCACGAGGTCCTCCTGATCAAGGCTGACGGCGAGCCCGGCGAGATCCAGGGCTACGGCTCGGTGTGGGGTAAGGTCGACAGCTACGGCGAGGTCGTCGTCGAGGGCGCCTTCATGAAGTCGCTGAAGGCGTGGACAAAGTCGAAGCGACCGATCCCGATGCTCTGGCAGCACAATCCAGGCCAGCCGATCGGCGTCTGGGACACCTTCGAGGAGGACAAGAAGGGCCTGAAGCTCGCCGGCCGTCTGAACCTCGAGACACAGCGTGGTAAGGAGGCCTGGTCCGACGTCAGGATGCTGGCGGTGACCGGCCTGTCGATCGGCTACTACGAGGTGAAAGCCGATCCTTACGACTTCGAGTCGGAGGAGCCGCGCAAGCTGATCGAGCTCGATCTCCGCGAGGTCTCGCCGGTGACTTTCCCGGCGCTTCGCGAAGCGCAGATCGACGCTGTCAAGGCGCGCCTGGCGCGCGGCGAGCGTCTCACAGTTCGAGAGTTCGAGGGCTGGCTTCGGGAGAAGCTTCGCCTGTCGCGCTCGGATTCCGAGGAGATCGCCACCCTCGGATACAAGACCTGGCTCCAACGGGATGTTGGACCGGCGGCGACTGACTCCGAGGGCTTGCGGGCCCTGTCGGCGTCCCTGGTGGGTTTCGACCTGCCGACCCTCTGAAAGACATCCCTCAACTGGAGACATCCCATGAAGAGCATGCTCATGGCGGCTACGGCCGCCCGCGCCCTTGCGGCTGCCGATCCCGCTGCGTTTGGAAAGAAGGAGGACGCCCCGCCCACCACGGCCGAGCTGAAGGCACTGGCCGTCGGCCTCAAGGACGCGACCGACAAGGTCAAGACCTTCGCCGAGAAGGCGGAAGCCGAGTTGAAGAACCTCGGCAAGGTCACCGACGAGACCAAGAAGGCCGCCGACGAAGCGATGATCAAGCACAACGAGATCGCCGCACGCCTGACCGAGGTCGAGCAGAAGATGGCGCGGAGCGCCAACGGACCGGAACGGCGCAAGACGCTTGGCGAGCGCGTCACCGACGATGAGGGCTTGAAGGCTTTCATCAAGGCGGGCGGTAAGGGCCGCTTCAGCGTAGGGGTGAAGGCGATCATCTCCGCTCTCACGACTGTTGCCGACGGTTCGGCCGGCGATCTGATCGTTCCGCAGCGGGTGGACAGCATCTTCGGCCTGCCCGAGCGCCGCATGACGGTTCGCGACCTGATCACCCCAGGCCGCACTTCGTCGAACGCCATCCAGTACGTCAAAGAGACCGGCTTCACCAACAATGCCGCTACGGTCAGTGAGACCGTCGGCGCCGCGAAGCCTCAGTCGGATATCCAGTTCGACATCGTCACCACGGCGGTGACCACGATCGCCCACTGGGTGCTCGCGACGAAGCAGATCCTCGACGACGTGCCGCAGCTCCAGTCCTACATCGACGGGCGCTTGCGTTACGGCCTGATGTACGTCGAGGAAAACCAGCTGCTCAACGGCGGCGGCACCGGCACCGACCTCAACGGCATCTACACCCAGGCGACCCCCTATGCCGCGCCCATCATTCCGACCATGGCCGGTAACCTGACGAAGATCGACATCATCCGCCTCGCCATGCTGCAGGCCTTCCTCGCCGAGTATCCGTCCACGGGCATCGTCATGCACCCGTCGGATTGGGCGGACATCGAGCTCACCAAGACCGACGACGGCGCCTACCTCTTCGCCAACCCGCAGGGCGGCAGCGAGCCGCGGCTGTGGCGCCTGCCGGTCGTCGAAACCCAGGCGATGACGGTCGATCGCTTCCTCACCGGCGCCTTCAAGCTCGGCGCGCAACTCTTCGACCGCGAGGATGCCAACGTCGAGATCTCGACGGAGGACAGCGACAACTTCCGGAAGAACCTCGTGACGATCCGTGCGGAAGAGCGGCTCGCCCTCGCCGTCTACCGGCCGGAAGCCTTCATCAAGGGCACCTTCGCCGCGGCACTCGCCGCCTAGCATTCGACCTTCACCGACGACTGGTGGCCCCGGCGTTCAACACCGGGGCCTCTTTCACGACGCCCGACAGTTTTCGAGCGCAAGGAGGGATTCCCATGAAGCTTAGAGCGTTGGACCAGATGCACGTCAGCTCGGTGAAGGCCGACAGCCTTCGGCCAGGCGAGGAATTCGAGATGAGCGACGCCGCCGGCGCCGACCTGCTCGCGGCGCATCCCGACCGAGTCGAGCGCGTCGCGGAAGAGAAGCCCGCGACCGTCAAAGCCGAGCCTGCTCCGCTCAACAAGATGGAGCCGGATCCGGCAAACAAGACGCACGAACCCGCGCACGGAAAGCGCGGCAAATAGGCCTCCGGGCCGCCCCAGGCGCTTCGGCGCCGCATCAGGAAAGGAAAGCGATATGCGTCGCTACAAAGTTACTGTCACCACCGCCGCGGACGGCTCGGCCACGGCCTACTCGCCGCGCATCGCCGGTAAGCTCCATCAGATCGAATATGTGAAGACCGACTATGCCAACGGCGTCGACTTCACCATCACTGGCGAGGCCACGGGGGTGAATCTGTGGACCGAGGCCGATGTGAACGCCTCAGCCGTTCGCATGCCGCGCGGACCCACGCATTCGCAGGCCGGCGTCGCTTCGCTCTACGCTGCCACCTTCGCGGTCCAAGACAAGATTGCGCTCGCCAGCGACCGGATCAAGATAGTCCTGGCCGCGGGCGGCGCGACCAAGACGGGCGCGTTCCACTTCCTCATCGACTGATGACCCTCCTGCTGGTCACACCGCCGACCGACGAGGTCGTCACCATCACCGAACTGAAGGTCATGCTCGGCATCACGTCGGATGCCGACGACGACCTCCTCGGGGCGATGCGGGACGCCGTTGTCCAGACGATCGATCCCGCGGCGGGTGGCTGGCTGGGACGCGCGCTGGCGCCGCAAACCTGGGAGCTGAGGCTGCCCGGCTTTTGGTGCAACAGCATACGATTGCCCTATCCGCCGACACTCACCGTCGACAGCGTGAAATACGACGACGTGGACGGCGTCGAGCGAACCCTGGTCGAGGGCGTCGACTATCGCCTGTTCGGCCTGGGCGGTACGGGGCGCACTGAGATTTTGCCGGTCTATCAGGGCTCCTGGCCCAGCACTCGCGGCGACTTCGAAGCCGTCCGGATCGTCTTCACCGCCGGCTACACCGAAGACGAGATGCCCCAGCCGATCAAGGTGGCAATCGCGCTCGGTGTGAAGCACATGCAATCGACCAGCGTGAAGGATCTCTTCTTGAGCAGCGAGGAGACGCCGGGTGTGCGGTCGCGCTCCTGGACTGTTTCCGAAAATGCCGGTGCTGTGATCACGACGGTAATCGAGGGTCTCCTCGCCACTTACCGGGTATGGGATCTGCCTTGAGTACCGCGATTGAAGACCTGGACGCGGATTTGGCCGCGGCCGGCGAGGACTGCATCCTCCGCCGGGTTGTTGCCACGGTGAATGTCGACGTAACGGTGCGCGCGGTGGTCCGCCCATTTGCGCCGGACGAGCTGGTCGGGACGATCGTACAGACGGATTCGCACGTGATCCTCTCGCCGACCCAGATCGCCGACGCGCTATGGCCGGATGGGCTGCCCTTCACGCCAGGCCCGTTCACGGTCGACCCGCATGTTCCGAAGGCCGGGGACAAGATCGCGATCCAGGGGAAGCTCCGCAACGTCAGCTTTGCGAAGCCGATCCTCGAGAACGGGACGCTTGTGCGTTTGGAATTAACGGTGGCAGGCTGATGGCCGACTATGCCGGCGCGGTCGCTGCGATCAGGGCGAGACTCGTCGCCAACTGGACGACGACGCCGATCGCCTTCCAGAACGAAAATTTCGACCCGCCGACGGACCCGAACGATGGGGCGTCGTTGCCATGGGTCTTCCTCGAGGTGCTCGGCAACACGAGCGAGGTTCGCACCTTCGGTCTGCCCGGTTCGCATGAGTGGCTCTATCTCGGGCACATCCTGGTTCACGTCTTCGTGCCGGTGAATTCCGGCGTCGAGAGCGCCCAGCAATACGCCTCCGAGATCGGCGAGATATTCCGCGCGAAGGAATTCTGCAACGGCGACCCCGGCTCGGCGGTGAGGAGCTGGTCGCCGCGAACCGACGGCGGCGAAACCTCCGACGACGAAGGCAACTGGTTCCGGGTCACCATGACCTGTCCCTTCGAGTTTCTCTACAGAGGATGAGCGCGGAGTGGCCTACTCGTCGCAGAACCGGGGATATGTCGCGCGAAAAGCCCAGCCAGCTCTGGGCGTCCAGGCCAGCGGCACGGACAGCAAAGAGCTTCGTGTCGTCAAAGGGGCCACGAATTACGAAAGGGAGGTGGAACGGGTCATCGAACATCGAACCGACACCGTCGCCTCTCTGGGTGGATATGGCTGGTCGAGGACGTCGGGGAGCTACGAAACCGAGTTCTCGGTCGACGCGATTGATCTGATCGAGGCGGTGTTCCGCGGCACGTACCAGGCGCCGCTGCTGGCCGCGGCGCCGGGGAACTTCACCTCACTGACCACGGGATCAAAAACTATCGTTCTGGTCGGCGCGTCGCCGATAACCCTCGGCTTCCGGGTCGGCGACATCATCCGGCTCGCCAACCATTCTTCGGCGGGGAACAACGATCGCAATCTTCTGATCACCGCCCTGACCGCGACCACGATTACGGTTGATCAGAACCTGATCGTCGATGCCACGGCGGACACCACGGCGACCATCGCGCGGCCGGGTAGCAAGCTGATCAACCCGCCCTCGGGGTCGGTGGTTAATCGCTACTTCACGGTCGAGGAAAACGAAAGCGAGATCGACTCCTCCGAGCTGTTCACCGATTGCGTCTGGAATTCGCTGACGTTCACCATGTCTCCGAACGGGTATCTGGTCGCCTCGTTCGGGTGGATCGGGACAGGACAAGCTGAGGCCAAGATCGGTGCGGCGTCGCCGTTCTTCGCCTCTCCAGTTCGGCGTGAAGATTTCAAGTTCTCCACGGTGGATGCTCGCCTTCGTCTTGGCTCTTCGGCCTTGGTTGATCTGGTCTCCTTTCAACTATCGATCGAGGTCCCGGCGCGCACGGTCGACGCGGTGGTTGGTTCGTCAAGCGCGCCGTACTCGGCCGACGTTCTACTTGAGAGCATGAATGTGACGGTCACGTTCGCCGGCTTGCGGACGGATCTAGAAGAGTTAGTAGCCCTGGCGGCGGGAACCTCCCTGTCGCTGTGGTTCAGCGCAACCGGCGAGGATCCCGCTGGCGTCGAGGACGACGATTTTCTCTCGGTCTACGTCCCCAACATCAAGCTCGGCGGGGTGGCGAAATCAGAGCTGTTGCGCGATCCAGGACCAAGAATTCAGACGGTTACCATCCCGGCGGAGTTGATCGGCGTCGATAATCGCGGCGGCGCTTACGACCAGACCATGATCAAGGTCCAGGCTGGTCGAGCAGAGACGCTGGCGATCCTCGACCTGGACCTCACCGATCCCGCGACGGCGGCCAGGCTGACCACGACCCGTGCCAGCGTCGGGTATGCCGATGACTTCTATGGGGCGTGGACGAGCTTCGCCGCTAATACGCCGCGGATCACCAACAAGGGTCTCTTGATCGAGGAGGCGCGGACCAACTCGCTCCGCAACAACTCGATGCAGGGAGCGGCGGCTGGAACACCGGGGACCGCGCCGACAAATTGGGTTCTCACTGCATCGCCATTCGATGCAGTGACGCGGACGATCGTCGGGGTCGGCGTCGAGAACGGCGTCGATTACATCGACATTCGTTATGCCGGAACCGTGAGCACCACTCGCGGCGGCTTGACGATGATCAACCCGGAGCCGGTTAACTTCGTGGCGGCCGCGAGTGGTCAAACCTGGACCGGCTCACAGTTCATGAAGCTGGTTGCCGGCACGCTCGATAACGTGACGATCGGCCATGGCTGTCTCGAATACAGTGCGGCATCCGTATACCTCGCCGGTGCGATGACGAACCTCATCGTCCCGACCGGGACTTTGAAGCGATACGCGGTCACGAGGACGCTCAATCAAGCCACCACGGCGTTCGTCGCGTACACAATGCTCTCGGTTAACTGGACGATCGGCCTGCCGGTCGACTTCACGCTTCGCATTGGCTGGCCTCAACTTGAACTCGGTAGCTTCCCCACTTCTCCGATCCGCACGACCTCGGCGGCGGTGGGCAGGGCGGTGGACGTTGTCACGGCGAGTGACTTCCCGCACAGTAAGACCGCGGGGACGATGGTCGCCGAGTATGACCTGCCGATTGATAATCCAGTCTCGGCGTTTCCTGGCATTCTCACGCTTGATTCCGATGCTAATAATCGGATCAACATCTACATCGCCACGGCCAGCGACCTCCGGCGTTGGACCGTGGTCACCGGGGGCGTCACCCAGGGCGACTTATCTTCTGGCGCTGTCTACACCTACGGCACGATCGGCAGGAGCGCCTTGGCCTTTGCTCTGGATGACTTTGCTTTCTCCACCGACGGGGCCGCGGTGGCGGTCGACCCGGCCGGAACTCTGCCCGCCATCACCGCGATGAGGATAGGCTCGCTGGCACCTGGCGGCAGCAATCCAATCAATGGGTTCGTTCGCCGCGCCACCTATTATCCGGTGCGGCTTCCCAATGCTCGGATTCAAGAGTTAACCGACCCTGCCCAGGCGTCGGGCGCGGTGCTCGATGTCGACTTCACCTCTGGCGTAGTCCCGGCGCTGACCACAATTCGCGCCTCCGTGGGCTACGCCGAAGATCGAGGCGGGACGTGGTCGAGCTTCGCCAGCAATGTGCCGCGGATCACCGACAAGGGATTGCTGGTCGAGGAGGCGCGGACCAACTCGCTCCGCAACAGCTCAAACACAGGGGCGATTGTTGGGTCGCCGGGAACTGGGCCGACACTTTGGGTCCTCGGGAATAGTGCCTCGGTGACCATCTCGGTCGTGGGCACTGGCGTCGAGAACGGGGTCGAATACACGGATTTCAGATTCTCCGGAACCTCACCGGGAGTAGAGACCCCGGCAATTTATTTCGACAACTCCGTGACCACGATCGCGACTGTCGCCGGAGAAATCTGGAACCGCTCTGCCTTCCTGGCGATCGTCGGCGGCAGTCCGGCAAACATCGTGAATTTCGTTCTGTTCACTCACGAGTACGACGCCGTCCCCGCCATCCTTCGCACGTCGACGTTTGCGGTTGTGGGATTGACTTCGACCCTGACGCGTCGAGACCAGACCTACACGGTGGGGGCAAGCGGTGCTTATTCGCGAATGGGCTTCTACATTGGTGCGAATGGGGCGGTCGATGTCACGATCCGTCTCGGATGGCCACAGCTCGAACTCGGCGGGTTTGCGACCTCGCCTATCCGCACGACGAGCGCTGCGGTGACCAGGGCGGGCGACCGGGTCCTCTTGACCGGCATCGCTGGTTTCATCCCCGGCGACGGACCTGTGACGATGTTCGCCCAGGTCGTTCCGTTCGGAAACTTCGCAGCCAATGTCGCCACGGCCGTGCCCGTGGGGTGGTCGAGGACGGTCGGCTTTCAGGACACGCAGTATCTCAGCATAGCCGCCGGGACCGGCGTGATCGGTGGTAACGGAGTGGTCGGGGGAGTCGGCAGCTACAGCAACGGCGGCGTCGGCAACGCCACGACTAGCCGGGTCAAGATAGCGGCGGCCATAGCGACCAACGATGGAATACTCGCCGCCAATGGCGTCCTCTCCGCAGCCGATCTCGTCGTGATCCAATCTCCGGGACCGGCAAGCTATTTCAGTTTCGGAAGTGCCCCGTGGTCCGCGGGCAGTTACATCAATGGCTACGTCGAGCGGGCCGCGGTCTGGCTCCGGCGCTTGTCCAACCTCCAGCTTCAGACCTTGACCAAATAGCTCAAGAAGGAACCTCATCATGGCCTACCAGTCTCAGGCGAACGGCCTCGTGGCGTTCAAGCCTCAAGTTTCAAAAGGCACGGCGGTCTCCGGTGCCGGCGGCTTTGTGCTTCGTACCGCCGGCGGTCCTGGCGGGCGCCTGGTCAAAGGCGTCTACGAGAGCAACGAGGTCCGCCGCGACCTGATGCGCATCCGCGGCCGCCACGGCCTCCGTCAAGTGTCCGGCAGCTACACCGTCGAGGTGTCGCTGGATAACTGCGACAGCTTCTATGAGGCGCTGTTCCGCGGGACATGGGACGTGCTGGCTCCGGTCGCCCTGCCCAGCGGAGGTATCACCTCGATCACGACGACCTCGCCAGGAACGATCACCGCCAATGCCGGGAGCTGGCTCACCGCGGGCTTCCGGGTCGGCGACGTCATTACGCTGACCGGCCATTCGACCGTCGGCAACAACGGCCGGAACCTGCGCATCACCGCCCTGACGGCGCTGAGCATGACCGTGGCGGCTCTCGATGGGGGGACGCTTACTACCGACGCGGTGGCCGACGCCTCCGTCACCATCACCAGGCCAGGGCAAAAGCTGATCAACCCGGCAGCCGGCGCTTCGGTCAATCGGTACTTCACCATCGAGGAATACGACGGCGACCTGGATCTGACCGAGGTGTTTGTCGACTGCGTGATCACATCGATTAAGTTCACCGTCGCGCCTGGCGGATTGATCACCAGCGACATCGCCTTCACCGGCACCGGCTTGTTCAACACCCTGGCGGCCGCCTCCGCCCCGACCTTCACCGCGCCGACGGAGTCGGTGGGGCTCCCGCTGTCCTCGGTGGATGCGGTGATCCGCTACGGCGCGTCGGACTTCGCCGACCTAACGTCATGGGACCTGACCATAGAGATCGGCGGCGTCGCGCCGGAGGTCGTCGGGAGCGTGATCTCGCCGGACGTCTTCACCGGGCAAATGGCGATCAGCATGAACTTCAGCACGCTCCGCCAGGACTATTCGAGGATGACCGAGTTCCTCGCTGAGACGCCCGTCAGCTGCCACATCGTCATGGCGGAGAACGAGGCGGCGCCGCAAGATTTTCTCTCGCTCTTCGTTCCCAACATGACGCTCGGCGGCATCGACAAGTCGCCGCTGTCGAGGGAGGCCGGTCCGCGGACGCAATCGATCACCGTGCCGTCCGGCCTGATCGGCAAAGACACCACCGGCGGCGCCTTCGACGCCACCATGATCAAGCTGCAAGTCAGCAACGTATAGGAGCGAGCAATGGCTTATCAGTCGCAAGCGAATGGTCTTATTGCGTTCAAGGCGCAGGGCGCGAAGGGAACGGTCGCGAGCGGCGGTTCGGGCTTTGTGCTCCGCACCGCCGGCGGACCAGGCGGTCGGCTCGTCAAGGGCGTCTACGAATCGAACGAGGTCCGGCGCGACCTGATGCGGATTCGTGGCCGGCATGGGCTCCGCCAGGTGTCGGGCAGCTATACGGTCGAGGTCAGCCTCGACAACTGCGATGATTTCTACCAGGCGCTGTTCCGCGGAGCGTGGGAGGCTCCGATCACGGTGACGCAAGCCACCGCCGGCCTGACCTCCGTCACGTCGAACGCGACCGGGATCTTCACCGCCGCGGCTGGCTCCTGGATCACCGCGGGGTTACGGGTCGGCGATGTCGTCGCCTTTACCGGCCTCAACGCCACCGGCAACAATAGCCGGAACTTTCGCATCACCGCGCTGACCGCAACGGTGATGACCGTCGCCTCGCTGGATGGGCTCCCGGTGATCACTGACGGGGTGGCCGATACCACCTTCTCCGTCGTGCGGACCGGCCAAAAGCTGATCTGCCCCGCGGCCGGCGCCAGCGTCAACCGCTACTTCACGATCGAGGAATACGACGGCGATCTCGACCTGACGGAGATCTTCGTCGACTGTGTCATCACCTCGGTTAAATTCACGATCGCGCCTGGCGGGTTGATCACCAGCGATATCGCCTTCACCGGCACGGGTCTCTTCCAGACCGCGACCGGCGCCTCGGCGCCGACGTTCACCACACCGACCGAATCCGTCGGCCTGCCGCTGTCCTCGGTCGATGCGGTTCTGCGCTATGGCTCGGCCGACTTTGCCGACCTGACCTCGTGGGACCTGACGATCGAGATCGGCGGCGTGGCACCGGAGGTAGTCGGCTCGGTCATTTCGCCGGACGTGTTCACCGGCCAGATGGCGGTGAGCATGAACTTCACCACCTTGCGCCAGGACTACGCGCGGATGATCGAATTCCTGAACGAGACGCCGGCGGCGTTCCACGTCGTCATGGCCGAGAATGACGCCGAGCCTAAGGACTTCATGTCGATCTACGTGCCGAACCTGACGCTCGGCGGGATCGACAAGAGCCCGCTCAGTCGCGAGGCTGGACCGCGGACGCAATCGATCACGGTGCCGGCGGGATTGATCGGCAAGGACACGTCAGGCGGTGCCTTCGACGCGACCATGGTCAAACTGCAGGTGTCCAATCTGTAGAAAGAGCGTAAACCCGGAACAGGAGGAATGAAGATGGAACAGGACGTGCGCGATGCGGCCGAGGCTCTGAGGACGGCAATCCTCGACGCCCAAGCGGCCGGCTACAAAGTCAACTGGCCGGCCAATGCCGCCGGCCTGGAGACGATCGAGATCAGCGAAACCGCCGCGGTGACGCAGCCGGCCGTCGAGGAGATCCCCGAGGTCTCCGAGGCGGTCATCGTCCCGCCGGTCGCTTCCGCCGGAACCAAGAAGGCGAAGCCCGCCGCCTGATGATGGAGGTTGTGCGCGCAGCACCGGCCGGTGGCGTGTTCGGCGCCACCGGCCACCTCACCGCACGAGGATGGAAAAACAACGATGGAAATGAACGGCAAACTTGTCAGCCTGTCGGAACTCGTCGACACCGACGACGCCGAATTCGAGGTCGTCCGCCGGGGGAAAAACACCGGCTGGTTCATCACGCTCGGCGGTCCCGGACACGAGCGAACCCTGGCCGCTCAGGCGATCACCAACCGCCGCGCTCTTCGCCGCCAGCAACAGATCGAGGCGGCGACGATCAATGGCCGCAAATACAAGCCTGTGGAAGGCGACCCGGAGGAGGATCGCCGCCACACCATCGAATCGATCGCCGCCAGGGTGATCGGCTGGCGTGGCCTTTCTGATGGCAACGGCGGCGAGCTTCGCTATAGCCCGGAGGAGGCTATGAAGATCCTCAGCGATCCGCATATGGGCTGGCTGCTCGGCCAGGTCGCCGACCAGATCACGGACGAGCGTTTTTTTTCGAACGTCTCCGAGAAGCCATAAAGGAGTACGCCGAGCGCGATTTCAGCCTGTCCGCGCCGGAAGAGAACGGCCGGAGTTATCGCGAGGTGATCCAGGACCTGCTCGACCGCGCCGAGCGCCGCGGCGATCAGGCGCGGGTCGCGGAGATGGAGGCGGAGCTTGCACTGCCCGCCTTCCCGAAGGGGCTCGAATATGTCTGGCGCATTTTCTGGCGACTGCGGCGGCGCAAGGGCTCTAACGGCTTTAGCGTGTCGCCGATCGAATGGCCGGACATCGATGCGTTCGTTCGCAACGCTCACATGACGCTATTGCCATGGGAGATCGAGATCCTGGAGGACCTCGACGACACCTATCTCGCCGAGCAGGCCAAGCGGTTGGCGAAAAGAAAGCCCGATGCCGGTCCCAACAAAAATTGACCCACTCAGCCGGGACCTCGCGATCCTGATCGACGAGACATTGTCGCCAGCGGCACAGAGCCGAGCTTTTGCCGACTTCGCCCTCGCCGAGCTGCGCGAGGCGCAGATCATCAATCGCCAGGCGCTCGGCTCGGTGCCGCCGCATGACACCTTCGTCGACGGCAGGCTCAACGCGCCGCTTGAGTCGGTCGACGCCGATGGCGGCCGGATCATCTTCGAATTCGAGATTCTGGTCGACGTGCTGGTCTACGTCGCCGAGATGCTTTACGCGAAATCGCCGGTCAAGACCGGCGCCTACCGATCGGCCCATAAGCTCTTCGCGGACGGGGTCGAGGTCGAGCGTCCGGAGCAGGCGCCGCCGGCCAGCGAATACGTCTTCCTGAATCCCCTCCCCTATGCGCGCAAGATCGAGGCGGGCAAGATGCAGATGTCGGTCGCTGGCAGCGATCACGTCTACGAGCAGGCCAGGCAGGCGGCCGCTCGCCGATATAGCAACATTGCCGCGATCGGCTTCACATATCGCGCCCTCGCCGGCTCAGACCGCGTTCCCGCCATAACCATCAAGCCGAGATAAAGGACCCGCCGTGGCAACTGTCACCGAACTTCGCCGGGTCGTCGATATCCGCGGTCGGACGACCGGGATCAAGGAGGCGACGACTGACCTCAAGGGGCTCGACCGCGCCTATTCCGGCGTGTCGGTCGAGTCG